GTACCTTCTATAGCAAAGCGCACCAACGATGGGCAACTTATGTGACAAAAGCTTCGTTACTGTTTGCTTATGGTACGTCATATCCGTATCCATCATTATCAAATGACTACACCCAGCTAAGAAGGCACGTTCAACTATGTCATTCCGCAAAACATCGACAGGACCATGATGCGCCGGTAATAAAATGAAATCTGGTCTGTCCATTTGTGCGAATGAAAGAAAGAATCCACTCGGCACCATTGGAAAACTCAATGGGATTCCGATGCCAAGTAAGAAATTTGTTATGTACGGTAACATAAAAACCCTTTCTATCAGCTCGGTGAAGCACTCGGTGAAGCACTCGGCGACACTGATGGACTTGCCGACGGAGAAGCAGACTTAGACGCACTTGAAGCACCAGTAGGCTGAAGTATCATCGGACCAGTACAGCGACCGGAGAAATCTATCGAGCCAATTCCTGCGTTTGTCAATGCTATCTTCATAGAAGTAACATAAATTCCTGCTGCTGCAACAGAAGTCACATTCGGAGTCCAATAACTTACCGTGTCAATGTACAGTCGAAGTGCTGTTATCTTACTGGCGTTTAACAACGCTGACTCAAGAACCTGCTGACCTGTAACATCGTCAGGATCGTAGTGACCCCTGAATGATAACGTTCCATAGTCAGACAGACCCAACTCGTACTGTTTGAACGAGTCTCCAAAGGATGACGATTCAATGGTGTCTGTAGTAATACCGTCGAGAGACCATTCAGCCATCTTGGAAATCGTAACAGTTCCTAATTTTACTGCCCCATACCTTCCTGCTCTTATTGCCATGTTACCTTACCTCCTTAGCTTTACTTGTTAGAATTATTTACTCCATCCTATGTGGATGATAGTCCACATACTTATTCTGCGTAATAAACTCATCAATCTTGTTCACCTGACAATCAAACTTATTAAGAATGTATGGCAAACTTAATTGGTCATGAATAGTATAACGAGCACAGTGGGTGAACCACTCTGACAAGGCTCTCCGCATCTTATACGTATTCCTGTAGATAAATGCTCCGCTGGAATACATGTGCTCATCTTTAAAGGTTGAATCTGAAAGGTATACACCAACCTGCTCATCTATCGGTTCTCCCATGAAACGAGAAAGTAGATGCTTATTCCCACTTGCCATTAGAAGTTTCACAAATTCTGTTTCCTCAGCAATACTCTTATGGTCAGTATGTTTGAAGATTGCTATGTCAAAATCCTTAACCTGAGAAAGGAACCAATCTACAGAATCTACTCTTTTCAAAGTGATATTTCCATCAAGCCATAGATAGAAGTCGTATCCCGGTCGCAATTCCCATCCATACATTTTAGGAATTTTAGACTGCAATCTGGGAGTCATCGCGTTTATCCTCAGAGGGAAAGTGTCTTCTGTAAAATAGTATTTATCAAGACGACATCCATTCAGAGACGATTGTTTGATATGTTGTATATGAAAGTCAGGGTCCATCTTTCCAAAATTTGCCGTCATCAAAGCAATTTTTACTTCCCCGTTCAGAGACCCTTCTGTTGTACATTCATGCTGTCCAACGGCTTTGTCAATCATCTGTTTGTACTTCTCAGGAGGCCACTTCGCATTCATAATTTCTTTGTTGCGATTTATGAGGTTCTTGTAATCTATATCTATATTCTTATGCGTGACTCCGCCGAAGTGATGTATAAAAACATCTTTTGCAATACCACACCTGAACCCAGCATCTATTGCTCTGAAGCAAAAATCATCGTCCTCGAAATTACCAGGACTGAAAACCTCATCGAAAAGACCGATAGTGTCTATAACCTTTCTGTTTATCAATGAGCAGAATAGAACTATTCTATGAAATGGCACGCACTGAGCCTCATTGGTCTGGTATTGCTCTAATGCTATTTTATTTAGTTCTTCAATGCCGTTATAAGGAGCCACAAACGTCTGCTGTGGTCCAGAAATTACATTTGCAATAGCTCCAACAACATCGAACCCATTTTCAACATGGTATTTTAAATGAGTTAACCAATCAGGAGTAACGATAACGTCATTGTTAAGAAGACAGATCATATCTCCTTTTGCTTCTATCATCCCTTGATTTGCAGCTTTTGGATAACCCATATTCTTGTCGTTTCTAATTAGGGTGTGTACGAAATTTTCCTCCAGTAGAATGGCTGGGTCAGAGCCGTTATCAACCAAAATTATTTCGTACTCTTCTTTTGTGTTTAAGAAGATGCTCCTCAAGCATGCCTCTGTGTACTCGTGCGCGTTGTGGGATACAATTACAATTGAAACCATATGCTCCTTTCTATGCCTTCTCTAAGTAACACCTGTAATCTACGTGTCTTCCCCAGGATACTCCATCGTGAAGTAGTCTTGAGCTTTCTCTTTTCATATAAATATGGGTATACCCTGTGACACTCAAAGTGCACCAGTCGTATAATGTTTTTAAATCTGTGAAACACTTCTCCACATTAACCGCTGATTCATTCGCATCAAAAATAGAAAATTGTATCAAACAATTTTCGTAATCGTTCACAAAGATGTAGTCGGGAATATCTGAAATAAGATGGTACGTAGCATAAGGATACGTAGCAGTTTGGATGGCTCTGGTCATATAGAACCGTCCTCCAATATCCGTATAAAAATCGTTATGTGGAGTGGCAATAAATTTAGCGTAGATAGCGTCAAACAAAGCTTTCATCTTGCCCTACCAATTCTTCCTTCTGCAAGTATTTTAACTATCACCGGTCTATACTTTTCAAATGAGTATCGCATAAAAGGGGTGGCCCCCATTTTACTCGTCCCGAACTCTATAAATGGTGCGTAGAATACATTCGTGCCAATAACAACTTTGAACTCCTTTTTTGGATCGCCTCCAGGATTTCCAACACCATCATCAGTTTCAGCTTCCCCATCTACTTTACCTGTACTCAATCCAGAGTTTGTCCAGTTTGTAGAGATGGAAGCTCGTAATCGTCCAGAACTAACAGGACAGTACTGTTTCATTGACCGCTCAATTTGAAATCCTATAGTCGCCAACTTCTTTTGCAAAGGGGTAACAACAATATTATTTGCTTTCTCGTAGTCAAAATCTACCCGTGCCACTATGTCGTCCTCTGTACTAACTTTATTTCAAGATGCTTTGACTGGGGACTATCAACATACAATATTTCATAGACCTTACTATTACAATCGAGTAATCTGTCTTTCTCTGTAGGAGTATTGGTTGTAGTTTGAAGATCACATATCAATTTATGAGAAACAACAACCGTGTCCTTATCTCGTTCTACAACCTCATTTCCACTCTCTGAACAGAACACTCCCTTGATGGTACATACTGTAGCCCAAGTAGTCGTATAACTCCCCATACTGTCTACTACAGCGGAACTGCGTTCGAGTGTAAAAGTGTTCTTCGGACCAGTAATAATTTTTCTCACCTTCTTTGAAATTTATTAATTCTAAACTTCAACCTTTCAATATTTTTTAATTCATGTTCCCATATAACTAATGTTTCGTAGCCATATGGTTTGAAAACATCACTCCTATCTTGTGGAGTTTGTCCTTGATGCCAGTAATCCCCGAATAACTCTATTAGTTTTTTCTTACCATTACAGTTTGTAAAATCTGGACTTTTTCCATTTATCATGAATGAGGCGTCTCCCGTATACTTCCATTCTCCGGGGTACATTTTATTCAATAAATTTATAAGAAACGTTTCTGGTTTATTTGGTTTGAGAATTGCTCCTGTACTGCGTATCTTATATACCCAAAAGTTTTTCTCTTCTTCTGTCAAATTAGCCCATACGGCAAGCATCGCCGACGACATCTTGTCTTTTGTTTCTTCAGAGCAAATTTGTAACGTCCGTTTTTGTTTAATTACAGCCTTGCTGGCTTCACTGTGTTTGCGACCACGCCAATTATGATTTTTCACAAATCTTGCCTTCCCATAAACCTGTGCTCCACAACCACATGCACACGGCTTGGGAAATTTTGGATTTCCCACTTTCCGATAATGTCCATAAATAAATCTATTACCCGGTTTCGCCATTTCTCCACAACCACAAGCACAGAGTTGCTGCTCTTTTTTAATTGTATGTGATTCAGTCTGCTTCCTCCGATACTCTGGATCTTGCCATAACAACAACCTTGATTTGCTTGCCTTAGCCTTACTCTCCGGCGTATTACGTGAAGTGAGTAAAGTACCCCTCATAACCGGATCTTTCCATTGAATCACAGCATTATGTCCACTAACAAACCTATTCTTTACTCTGGTACCACAACCACACTCACAAAATTTACGCCGTTTTAGTATCAAATCTTTATCCTCCTGTACTTCCCCAGTATATCTAATACAATTGGAGGAAATGCATCTGCATTTGAATCAACAAATGACATGCTCACACATCCGGTAGTGTAACTTGACACTCCCATTGCATTGTCATCCACCCTTTGTATGAGATTCTTACTCATGGATTTTATCGCAAACACAAGGTCAGCAGGCATTGTAGTCGAAGAGTATCCAGCAGTGTAGTCTACAAAAATATTTCGTACTCCAGTAGGAAATCCGACAAGACCGCTTGCTTCTAATCCTAAACCATACAGAGTGATAATCCCTTTGTCCGAATCAACATCGAAGTCATATTCAGCTTCATCAGGCATCTGTAAATATGCCCAACTGGACTTGAG